CTTCAGGGAACGGCTTTTTCCACAATTAGTAGGTTGGGAAAATAAAAAAATTTTCATCTGGTACATCCAGATTGAATAAATTGATTATACCATGTTTTTTCATGATTAGTCAATCTGGTTATCTGTCGAATTTTGTAGTTTTTTGTCGATGCTGGCAACATGCCGCAAAATCTGTTTAAGTGTGTCATTATCACTGGTGTCTTTTTCAGTGTCCTCTGGAGTAGTTGTTGCACTTTTTGTAAATCCATTCAGCCCAGCGTTTTTGATGATTGTTGGGTAATCTATGTAGCATTCATCTAAATCAACGTCCCCGTTAATACCACTGATCGTTCCGCACCCCTTCTGCCAGATGCCATAATCGCCAGAATAACCGCATTCGCCGCTATAATCCGCACACCAAACGGTATACCGATTTCGCACCGAATGGACAAATGCAAGGGAATACAAACCGATGCTTGGAAATGTAGAAATCGACCTGTCCAGCAACTGCTTTTTTGATGGCAGAAGAATGGAAACGGTTTTGAATTACGACAAAACTTTTCCAGACGAGAATACAAAAAATGAATGTGTAATCGTAGACGAAGCAGCAAATTATCTGTTTTATAATGTGCTGCTGAAACCGTTTCAGCTAAAATGCTATCTGAAATTTGATGACATGGAACACTTCCCTAAGTTGGGGCAGCGAATTGAAATCGAATATCAGCCCGGAAAATGTGCGGAAAGCACCATTACAAACATGACCTGGAAGTTCCGTGGCGGATGGGAGTTTTCCTGCACTGGGAAAGACACCAGGGTACTGGCACAGGCTGCAAAACGGTCGTTGGCATTCAATTCCGAAAATGCATCGAAACGCCATGCGGACATCGTAGCGGCAAAGGCAAGGAAAGCAGCAGATAATGCTTATAGTTATGCAAATGATACAGCGGTTTATTTAAATAATACTGTTGTTGGAGAATATATACAAGATCTGGTAGATAATAAAGTTGAAAACAAAGAATTTAAAAACGCAATCAATGCCCTCTGGGATGCTATCAATAACTTGTAAGGGAGATGATACCATGCTAACTGCAAATCAAAAATACATCGACACGGCAAACATCAAGCATCTGCTCAGTGCCGGCGAAAAAAACGCCGATAAAATCCAAATCGCCATTGACCGGTACTACCACCAGACTGATTTATCTGATTGCCTGTTTACGCTACGAGCCGTCAACAGCGGCGGTGGGTTGGTTATGCAAAACCTTGAAAAAGAGGTCACAGAAAGCCAAATCATCTTAACATGGACGATTACAGAGGACTTTACAGCGGTGTCTGGTGAACTGCTGCCGGAAATTGTCGGTCAAAAGGATGACACTATGACCCCGATGGTCGTCCGCAACTCTATTTTAGAACAGTACAAAGGCGGTATTGATGCAATTGACAAGGCTCTGCGTGAGATGCAGTCCATCCTCTCACAAGCAGAGCAGTTGATTGCAAAAATGCCGATTATCAAAGGCGGCACATGGTGGATTTATGATGCAACCACGGGCAATTATCAGGATTCCGGACAGTCTGCAAAGGGCGACAATGGAACGCCCGGCAAGGACGGCATAAACGGAAAAGACGGAAAAAACGGTGCGGACGGTTATTCTCCAACGGCAACCGTCACGGAAACAGACGCCGGAGCAACCATTACAATCACTGACAAAAACGGAACGACCACATCGACTGTTAAGAACGGCGAAAATGCAGAAGCTACGCTGTGGGGCGACTTTACCCCCGGATGGGATGGGCAAGCGACCTTAAGCTATTGCAAAGCAAAATTGGTGACAGTGATGGGCAAGCAAACGTGGCAGATATTGCCGTCTATCAGCACCGTATCTCACAATGCACTGGATATTGTACCGGATGGACTGTTTGTGCTGGATTTGTCGCCGGATGTGGATACGCTAAAAGCCTCTGCACATACGCACGACAATAAAGATTTTTTGGATGGTATTGAAACTTATCTGCATAGCACGTACTCGAAAGTAACAGCAGAGCGAGAGGCAGCGGACAACAGCCTTGCAACCCGTATCAAAGCTTTAGAGGACAGCATCGGCGATATATCCACAGCCCTTGCAACGATGGTGGAGGTGTAACATGGCGACAATTGCAGAACAACTCGCAAAGCTGAACAGCTTGAAAGCACAGCTTGCAAAGAATCTCAACGCAAAAGGTGTGACGGCAACAGTCACAGAAAAATTTAATACACTCGTGCCGAAAGTTTTGGAGATTTCCAGCGGCGAAACTCCGACCACAACCGTGTTATATGACGCAACCCATCGGGACAAGGTATCTTTGCTTTACAACGGTACGATTTACAGCGTGGCAGATTTTACAGCGATTTACGCTGATTTTTGCAGTGAAAAAAATGGCTATGCCTTGAACTATGGCACTGCCATTTTTGGGTGGGATTATAGCTGCTATACATGCTGTACATCACCAATCAGCGTGACAGCATCCACGCAAATTGCAATCCGTTTTCTTGCTGGCAGTACCGAGGTTGGCATTTTACGCTTGGTACAGTCTGACACCGGCACAGCTGCGGACATCCTTGCCAAAGCACAGACGGAAGGCAGTTATACGGACTTGCCTTTGCAGTGGCTGTACAGCACGGACTATATCACAACGCTGACGCCCTGCGAGGGCGTAACGGCAGGCACTTACTATTTGGTGTGGGTCGGTCGGAGCAACAACAGCCATCCGCTGATTCAATCTATCACAATTTTGTAAGGAGGGAAAAATACAATGAATATTATTGAAGCAATGGAACAGCTGAAAGCAGGAAAAGCCATCCAAAGAACAGGCTGGGGCAACGCAAAAATTCAGGCGGTGCAGCTGGAAAACGGACAGTATCAGATTTTTGCATCTGGTGACCTAACGCCGGAAATGCTTGTTTTGCTTTCCGGTGATTATGAAACGAAGGAGGAAGAATCGGTATGAGAAATTGGAAACTTTGGGCGAAAGCAGCAGCTGTTCGAGCAGTCAAAACCATGGCACAAACCGCCGTGGCAACGATTGGCGTAGCTGCCGTGATGCAAGATGTCAACTGGATCGCCGTGGGCAGTGCGGCTCTGCTGGCTGGGGTGTTGTCCGTTTTGACCAGCGTTGCTGGACTGCCAGAAGTCGAATAAGGAGTGCAATATGGCAATTCTTACATACAAATTTGATGACCAAACACAGCTTTCCCCGCATTTCAATGCACGTGAATTCCGGTGTCAGTGTGGAAAAACTCATGAAACTTTGATTGCATCTAAACTGGTCGACAAGCTGGAAGCCCTCTATACCGCCCTAAACTGTAGCAAAATCATTGTGACAAGCGGTTATCGTTGCCCAGAACACGATAAGGCTGTAGGCGGTACAAGCAGCGGTCAGCATACCAAGGGCACTGCTGCGGATGTCTGCTGCTACAGGCAGGATGGTCAGCCAATCAGCAGCAAAACGGTATGCTGTAAGGCTCAGGATTTAGGCTTTACTGGCATCGCTAACATCACAAGTAGTTATCAGTACACACATTTGGACGTGCGGACGTCCGGAAAATGGTATGGTGACGAAGTGTATGGAAACGGAACTGTAACAGATGATTTTTACAAGTATTTTGGCATGGAAAAGTCAGAGCCTGAAACAAAAAATCTCTTAAAAGGGATTGACGTATCCTATGCACAGGGCGTGATTGATTGGGAAAAAGTAAAAGCATCTGGGTTGGTAGATTTTGCGATTCTGCGGGCAGGCTATGGCAAAGAAACTTCTCAGATTGATGACCAATTCAGTCGAAACTATACAGCCTGCAAACAGCTGGGTATTCCGGTCGGTGCTTATTGGTATAGTTATGCCACTACTGTCGCCGAAGCGGAGCAGGAAGCAAACGTCTGCCTGCAAATAATTCAGGGGAAACAGTTTGAATATCCGGTTGCGTTCGACATCGAAGAGGCTCGCTGTCTTCCACAAGCCGATGCCATCAGCACCACATTTTGCACTGCATTGGAAAATGCCGGTTATTATACGGCAATTTATACATTCAAATCTGCCTTGGAAAGTAATTTCAGTGCGGCAGTCAAAAATCGCTATGATATTTTTCTGTCCCATATTGGCGTACAGCAAACAGATTATGCTGGGGATTATGGACTATGGCAGTACAGTTGGACGGGATGCATTCCAGGAATTTCCGGCGATGTCGATTTAGATTATGCATACAAGGATTACCCGACTATGATACAGAATGCCGGATTAAACGGATTCACGAAAGCAACGCAGACGATACCAGAACTGGA